TTTAAATCCAGAACATCCAATCCTTTTTACTTTACGGGTCATGTTAATACCCAAAGAGTTAGCTTTTACTGCAGATTCAACAAACATATTTTCATATTCTAAATCCATATAAAGACCGTTACATACTAATTGACCTGCATCATTATTTTCAATAATAACTAAGGATTCATTATAAGACTTTGCATACTTATAAATAATATTTGGGAAGAGGATCGGAGAGATAAGATTGTTTCGATAAACCGCGACCTGCTTCCATGGTCTAGATGTTACATCGATTACGTTAAACGTAGAATAATCCAGACCTCTTCCCTTTGCAACATCTACTAGCATAATATATTCATGACCCTTTTCGGCCTCTTCGTAGATAAACACATCATCTTTCGTTCTTAACTTATATGGCTTAGCCCTAAGGGCCATGAGAGTATCCGCGGCAATTAAAGTGTCACCGGTCCCGAAAAAGGTGTTACCGAATTCCTGGTCAAATTGGAGTTGAGACGTATTAGCAATAGTCTTTTGTTTCCATTCATCATCACGTCCTGGTACGTCCCACCAGTCAACCCTAAATGGCTTATATTCACTAATACCTTGTACTGCACCTTCCCATAACTTATGATAAATGTTACCGATACCGTTTGCAGTAGAGGTAATAATAACTTTTGTATCTTTACCAGATGATACAACTGGATAGGTTGATGTATAGAATTCAGTAGCACGTTCGACGAATGCAAATTCGTCGAGATATAGAAGATTAACAGACATACCACGAATAGAGCTGCCTGAAGTAGCTCTAGCAATAATGCGACTATTATTAGAGAATTCTATAGAACCTTTGTTTAATACCTTACATCCTGGCTGTAGGAAGAATGGAAGGTTTTCTAGCATAAGAGTAACCCGAGCAAGCATTTCACGAGCTGTATCGCCTTTATTGGCTAGGATAGCAATTGTTTTTTCGGGGTGAAATATACCGTACCAAAGTAAATAAGCTACGGAACTAATCGATTTACCAGATTGTCGACAAGCAAGAACAATAGAAAATCTATGTTCATTAAAATGCTTAAACATTTTTTCTTGATAAGGATACAAGTTAAAAGGAACAAGTCCTTCATCCAGCGAAATTACTTTGCAGTAAGTCTTGGCAAAGTATGCTGCATCTTGGGAACATTTAATATATTCCTGGATCTCTTCCTGTGTAAAATTGTGTATAACGCCGTCAGCTTTAACATTAGCGTTACCATTATATGAATCACTCATCTTTCGTGTAATCGCTTATATCAATAACATTTTCTTCTTTCTTTTTCGATTGAGAAAGTAGCATTTTTTGTAATTCGGCAGTTGATCCGACAAAAAGATTATTAGTTGTCCCAGCCCCCGGAAGTGCAGCTGGCTGATCGGATTTTTGAATATCTTTTTTCTTTTTATGGATATGCATTAGACGATCATTTACATCACTAATGTTTTTAATCATCCCTGATAATACTTCATATGACCGTGGATGTTGAGTCTGATCCGCAACATCCAACATACCCTGTAAAGCTTCTTGACCTGTTGCAATTAGGTCAAGATAGATTTTACGGGAATATTCAAAATCATTTTGTACATCTTGTCGATCAGAATCGTTCATATTAACCTATATAATCAGTTTTCACCGTCGTAAATCCGTAATCTGAATCCGGATCTACATCGCTTGGATCTGGAGTAATTGTGATAGTGCTTGTTATCCCATCAGAGTCCCAATTAGTATCTATAAGATAATAATTATTCTGAACTTCTCGAATAACACTTTGATTTCCAATGGGGCCATAAAACATTGCTTTCATTTCAAATGAAAGAGTGTAAATAATAGTTCTTCTTTGTTCTACTGATCCTTCGAAATCATCGGTAAATGCAGTAGAAACAATAGTAAGCGGAATATCCTCTTTAATATTAGGATAATCTTCAAAAGGCTTAATTGTTAAACTATACTGTGGTGAAAAGTAAGGGATAATTTGTTCCAATATTTGTAATGCATCATCTTGCGTAGCTGCATATAAATTCAAATCGAAATATAAGTTATATGGAACACCGGCATAAAATACCTTTTTATTCGTATCAGTATCATATGCGCTAAATTTATTTGTTTTACCTACCATTCGAGTCGAATCGTACTGAAGAGAAGTTAATTCGAAAGAAAGCCTAGGTAATTTAATTGCCAGTTTTTGATCTGTATTTAAATTCTGTTGATTTTGAATTCTTTCTAAATACTTCATACGAGGTGCATATGCAAGAGGTGCTTTCACCTGACTTATCACATCTCCTGAAGAATTTTTTCGGATAACATATATGTTATTAAACAGTGAGCCGAATGAGGCCACCGCTTTACGAATTCTCTGATGATAAAAGTGTGTACCGAACATTATTCAGGATCTCCAAATGGATTACTCTCAGAAAAGTCTAGGAAGTTAACTAGATCATCATAATATTGATTGCTTTCATTGGACTGGTTAACGAGGGTTCCTGTCTCTGTTACGCTTACGACACTTGATGTTGAATTATCGGTGGTAACATTAGAACCAGTAACAAAGGTGTGGAACTGGCCGTCATCAGCGCCAACGTGAATAAGTCCAAGAAGATTATCAGAATCTGACCATCTAGAAACCTCACCAGATATAATAGTACCATCTGATAGGGTTTGACTTACATTCTCTCCGATAACGTAGCCAGCGGACGCGCTATCAAGCGTGAGGAGGTATTCATAAGCGTTTTGTGCTTCAATATCGTCAATCTCTTCAACGCCCGTATCGAAGTTTTGATCATTATATTCGAACAATTCACAACGTAGTTTATACGTAGGCAAGTTAGTCAGTTGATAAAACGGTTGTTCATGTTCAACGTGCATAATTTGAAATAGCTTACGAGAAAATGGGATATAAAGCAAATCCCCTTCACTCGGTCTTGGTGCATTAATATCGTTATCGTAGCTACGTACTACACTGTCCCATCTACGACGAGAAACTACAAAAGAAGCCTGATCGCGGATCTCAATACCAAATCTGGTAAACAAGTCACCTTCGCCATCAAACCCTTCGGTGTTCTCAATGTACATTTCAATTTTATAAGACGAGTTAAATCTGGAAGGAACGTCTTCACCTAGAATTTTATCTTCGTTGATTATATCACGAGGAAGATAATAAACATCCTGACCGTAAATCTTTAAAGATTCGATAATAATATCTTCGTACAGATTCTGCTCAGATTTAACTTCGTATCGAAAGTATGGATTACGCATTTAAATTACCCTACGAACATATCTGGTGGAATCTCGAATGTTAATCTCAATTCTTCTTCGAGACGTTCAATTTCTTGAATAGCATCTTCATATAACTGGCGACCGTTTAATGTAACTCCGCCGGGAAGCTGCATACCTTCAAATTTGAGTAGGTTAGTTCCCCACTGTCTTTTAATTAATGCAGCAGTGTACTTTTTTAACCACATATCATCCCAAATAGAAGAATACGTATTTCCGTCTACAATCTCATATGCTTCAACTACGACATAATCACCTTCAACTAAATCCCCATCAACGGTATCGCCATGAATATAAAGTCTATTTTGTCTACGGGAAAATGTTGTAATAGGTGCACCATTTAACTTCATGTCTAAAAGCGAGAGGTATTGTTGCATCTGTTCATAATAAGCCAGATCGCCGATATAGTTGTGCATATCAGCAATATCGTTTAACATCATCTGATACTTAATGTCAAAAAACTTTCGTGATGATTGGAACGATGAAGATAAGGCAAACATTCTGCTAAGAAAAATAATATTCGAAGGGATAGTAATATATCCATTCGTAATATCATCCGCAGTCATTTGGTGCTTAAAAAAAACTCTAGTAGTAGCATCGGCGTGGAATTCACGATATTTCTGGAGAGCCTCGTCTACTCTATCATCAAGTTGATCAGGATCAACGTTCACTTCGATTACCGGTTCTCCGAGTTTTCGAAGGCAGTATTCTTTTAATAGTTCTCGTGAAGTTACAGCCATTTGAATATCCTAATAATTTTACTATTATTTATACTATTTATTCCGGCAAGAAAAACTCTTCTATCGGTACTTTATCCTGGTACCTTTGAAACCTTGTTTTAAGCTTTTTCGGGAAATCCGGAGACTGAACGTCAATGTGAAGATCATAAAAGAATGAAAAGAATCTCATCATATCTTCTTCGCTGATTATTTTTTTAGCATTCCACATTTTTTCGGGGGTATTACCATTTGGTATAATTAAACCCATCGTATTAAATTTTCTTCTGTGGACTACCGGTTTATTATAAAGCATTGCTTGAAATACTACGTGACTATGATCTGACATTACGGCAATGCTATTTCTTACCAGTTTATCAATGTTGCCTTTTCTAAGTAAGTGAATGTAAGGAGATTTCCCGTAGTTGTTTACAATATGATTAATTCTTTTAAATCTTGAATCGTCGGGCATGGCCTCGGTTGGATGAAACTTATAAACCAAATGAATCTTTTTTTCAATAGCCCACTCGAACATATCAAGTCCGTAAGTTCTTTTATTTGATGGATCTACATATTGTATAGGATCTTGACCCGGCCAAAAAACATAATCAAAATTGAAGTCAGGTAAATCCTCAGTACTTCCCGGATACTTTTTATTCCATTCAGTCTCCTTGAATATTTCTAAGATATTTTCTTTTATTTTCCATTTATCCCATAGTAAAGGAGTATGAATACTTTTCCATATTTTTTCGCGATCACGCTCATCCGGTAAATCATATGCAACCCTAGAATAAAATAAATCTGGTGTTAATAGAAACCAATTGAAAGGCGCAGCACCTTCTTTAAAGTATAAGTAGCCTTTTAGTTTTTCCGGTTCTTCCCAATCGTGTTTGTAACCTTTTAACCACTTTAATCTAAAGTTAAACTCTGGGGATAATTTTTTAGATTCTTTTAAAAAAGTTTCTACGTCGTTAAGATCTTTTTCTTTTTTTAAATGTCTTGCAGGTAAACCCATTTTTCCGATAAGCCATTCGTCTACAGTATTAATATTAACAAATTCGATCATGGCAAGAAAAACTCTTCTATTGGGGCTTTATCCTGATATCTTTGAAATCTTGTTCTAAGTTTATCTTTAAAGTTTGGTGATTTAACGTCTATCAAAAAATCATAATAAAATGAAAAGTATTTCATTACAGTTTCCTGATTAATTACTTTTTTATTTTCCCACATTTTTTCAGGAGTATCCCCCGTGGGTATCACGTATCCCATAGTATTAATTTTTCTTCTATGAGCAACGGGTTTATTGTGAAGCATCGCTTGGAATGCTACGTGGCTGTGATCTGATAAAACGGCTATGCTGTTTTTTACTAACTTATCTAAGTTACCTCTTCGAAGCAAATGAATATAAGGTGACTTAGAATAGTTGTCTATAATATATTTTATTCTTTTTCTATCTTCGAAACGTGCTGCCATTTCAGCCAAATGAAATTTATAAACCAAGTGGATTTTATTATCTATAGCCCACTCGAACATATCTATCCTATAAGCTTTTTTATCTTCCGGATTACCTAACCGATGTGCCCCTTGACCGGGCCAAAAGACATAATCAAAATTCAAGTCTGGTACGTCTTCAGTACTTCCCGGGTATTTCTGATCCCATTTCGTATTTCTGAAAAACTCTATAATATTATCTTTAATAGGCCATTTATCCCATAAAATTGGCGTATGAAGTTTTTCCCAACTTTTTTCTTGATCCTCATGCCAATATACGCCTCTTGAACAATACAAATCCGGAGTCAAGATAAACCAATGAAATGGCATCGGGCCTTCTTTAAAATATAGGTATCCTTTTTCTCGATCGAGGTTATTAAAATCTAAACTATTAGTAGATAACCATTTTAATCTAAAATTAAACTCTGGCGCCAATTTGTAAGCAGTCTTTAAAAAGTTCCGCATATCGATTCGGTCTTTTTTTAGGTCTAAATGTTTCCAAAGTGATGTATTTTTTCGATTATACCATTCATCAACTTTTGGTACATTAATAAATTCAATCATATTGGCCTTCCGAAGACCAATCTGGTCTTCGAATAAAACTGTTCATAGTGAATCGAATATCTTCACCTTCCGATTTATAAGAATGCCAGGTTACATTATCAATAGGAGCAAAAATTAAAGTTCGATTTGGTTTCCACTCTACTTCTTTTACAAAGTTTTTATCCTTATCATATAATATAGTACCTTTTCCATTACTCGGAGCAATGTATGTAACTACACTTAAGATTTTACATTTCGCTTCATCATGGATAGGGTAATCTAGATTTCGGATAGCATTAATTTCTGTAGTCTGATCGATTTTATCTTTATCGTGTTCTCGTACACTATAGTTTTCCAAAAATATATTAAAGTACTCTTCTCTAACTTTTTGTAATCTACTCTCTATACAATTCTTAATAGGAGCGAATTTTTTATGTCTAAGATCAATAGTTAATTTATTAGGATCTTTGGCTGAAAGACTTCTATTATTTTTTAATAAATCGATGATCTGATTTGCTTTCTTTTGCGCCGGAATAAAAACCGAATCATCATAAAAATCATCAATAATAATATGTGGCCACGGATCTGTGTATATTTGCATTATATTCTCCTTGGATCCAAATAATGGTAATCCTTATATCCTTTTTCGTAGTATCTATAAAGTCTTTGATCTAGTATTTCTGACGCATTTTTATTCTTTAAATCTAATACGAGATAGTTATAATACCAAGATATCCATTTATACAAATCGTCTTTGTCGTTTAATAAAGCATTTTCGTAAGCAGAATCGAAATCATGGTATTTACATTTATTTGATATTTCATAGTAATCTACTCCATCTTTTATTAGGAAAAAAGAAGTAGGTTTATTAGCTAAAATAGCGTTTAAAGCCGTACCCGAATGATTCGTCCAGAACTGGATACAATTCGGATCTGCTATTAAATCGTGTATATTATCAGATTTAGCTAAGTGGATATATTCGTTTATCCATCCCTTTCTTTTAAAAACGCTGTACCAATTATTATTTTGAACTAATAGATCAGGTTGATCATTCCAAATTGTAGGATGAGGTTTTAAAACGATATGGACCTTATTTTTTTCAGTCCATTCTTTCATTTTTTTAATAGTTTCTATTTCCCATGTAAATTGACCCATAGCATATAATACGTATGGGAAATTATAAGAAAAAGATATAGGGGGTTTTTGTATTATCCACTTATCAGATTTAGAGTTACCGTAAACCTGTTCTAAAGCTGCTTCATCAATATCTGTAAACTTGTAAAAGTTTTTTAATTGAAAATTGTTAATATAATATCTTTTAGGGGATATTTTAAAAAAATGAAATATGGGTGTAGATTCTGAAAAGTATAAATCAAACGATTCAGGATTGGCGTAATAAGAAAGGCTAGGATTGTATTTTTGTAGATAGGGTTTAATTAAATCGTGGAACCGATCGAACCAAATACTTTGCGGGACCTTTTTTGCATTACCCCGAATTGAATCTTGTGGAATCCTACTATTGATCCATACCTCTTTGTCACTTTTTATTTTTGTTAAAACCGAATGCATACCTCACGCCTTCAGACCAAACTGAGTGCCATAATAAATGTTCTCTATGGATAAAAAAAGATCTTTTTGTCCAACCGGGTTCGTCGTAGTCGTTTATGATTTCCCCCGTATCAGGATTTCGGTATTTAAAAATACCCTTCTTTTCATTGTAGACGTAATAAGTTCTTAAACCTTGTACGTTGCTATTCGTATGCCAATCCATATAAGATTTTTCAGGATATCTTAATGCATTTGTACATTCATGATATCCTAATATATCTTTTACTTGATCA